GTTTTTTAACATCTCAACACACGGTTATTTTAGATGATATTGCAAGTGAATCTCCAGATCTTGGAGATCCTGGTTCTTTAAATGTTGTTATTCAGACCATGAATAATCAAGCTTTTTGTCCAGATCAAGCATCTCTCGATATGAAGGGTACAACACCTTTTCGAGGTAAACTCGTGGTAGCTACAACAAATGTTAAAAATTTGAATGCTTATCATTATTTTTCTTGCCCATCTGCAGTACAACGAAGATTTCCTTTCATTATTACACCAGTTGTTAAAAAAGAATTTTTGGATGAAAGAGGAATGCTTAATTCAGAAAAAGTACCTGTAGATCAACCTTATCCAGATCTTTGGTTATTCAAAGTAGAATTAGTACGTCCAGTACCTATTGATAATGGAAAACACTATGCAAAAGTAGAGGTTATTCTTGAGAATGCGAATATCAAAGACCTATTAATGTGGATGCATGAAGCTATCATCAAATTTAACTCAGATCAGCTGCGAGTGGAAAATTGTAATAATTTAATGTTATCAACAGAATTGTGTTTATGTTGCAATTTGCCGGACACTTTATGTTCAGTTCGGCCTCAAGGTTCTGTTGAATCCGCACACGCGATTATATACTTCTTTTGTGGAATGTATGTGTTTATAAGTTTAATTGGATGCATTGTTCGTAAAATTATTAAACAACCCGACATCCAACGTATTAGATTGTTTATTCATTATTATACAACTATGAAACGTAATATTGAATTGTACAATGTGAGGAAAAATCAAATTGTGCAGAAACTTACAAATCCTCAAACATGGTTTGATATTGGAGAAAGGATGAAGGAAGGTTTAAAACAACCAAAAGTTTTTGCTACACTTGCTATAATGTTAGCATCATATATTTCAATGTATAAGATGTACAACAAATTATCACCTCAGGGTGATGTATCAGCTGATATTGGTACACGTCCAATAGATGAGATAAATGGTCGCGAAAATGTTTGGTATAATAACAGTTTCGATGTTACTACAGCAAATTTCACTCGTGAGAGTGCCTCATCTAAAAGTGTACAATTTTCTGATTTTTGCAATAAAATTTGCGACAATGTTAGTTATGTTACTATTAAAAGTGATAAAACAGGTAAAATAAATAAAGGTCGTATGCTTGCGTTAGGAGGACACATCTATATAACCAATAACCATAATGTACCAGATTTAGAAGATGGTGGACACATTAATATAGTATTTACACATACTAAAGGTGTCAATTCTAACGCTGATTTTTGCATAAGTGAGAGTGATGTACATCGTGTACCCAATCATGATCTTGCTTTCCTGACATTACGATCATTGCCTCCTAAGAAGAAAATAGTGCAATATATACAACGTGGGAAAGCTGATGGTATTTTTAATGGTGCTTATGCTACTAAATCTAAAATTGGACAAAGTGTGATTAATCCAGTTAAGAAAATTCAATTATTACCTAAACGCAAATTTACATATAAGGATTTGAATATTGCGGCCAATCATGCAGTTTGGGTTGGAAGGAGTGATGAACTTACTGTAGCTGGGGACTGTGGTGCACCACTTGTGGTACAGAGTTCATTTGGTTATTGTATTGTTGGATTACATTTTCTTGCCAATGAAATTATTAAAGGAGAGATTTATGCTACACATTTAGATGGTAATTTCGTAGAACAGGTTTATGATAATTTGTCTCAATTTAATGTGTCATCTGGAAATTTTTCTAGAATTTCAAGTGAAAGTAAAGAACGTAAAGTGACAGAATTGCATAAAAAATCTGTTTTTCGTTATTTAGAGAGTGGTGATATTAATGTTTATGGTTCATTTACAGATTTTCGTGGAAAGAGTAATTCCAGTGTTGTTAAAACACCTATGAGTGCTTTTCTTACAAATAAAGGTTATAAAATAAATTTTACTAAGCCTGAAATGAAATCCTGGGTACCATGGCATATAGCAGCTAAAGATTTGGTTCACCCGATTGGGACTCTAGATACAGGTATCTTGGAGTATTGTGCTCAAGGTTATATAGAGGATGTCCTTAATAATATAGATGAAAAAAAAATAAAAGATATGTTACACATTTTAGATGATTTCACAGCTATAAAT